GGACATGCAGGCGATGGCGGACCTACTGGACGAACTGTCCGACACCATCGCCGGCATCTACGCGGACCGCGCAGGCGGAACGGCTGCAACCTGGCGGGCCGCGATGAAGGCCGAAAGCTGGTACTCCGCGGCAGCCGCCGTGGAGGCCGGCCTCGCAGACACGGTGGCGAACGACACCACCGAAAAGGCCACGCCGGACGACCGGCAAAGCCAACTGATCCGCGCACGGGCGCGGCTACTCCTGAAAGGGGAGTGACAGTGGAAATCGACCAGATTCTAGCCGCGCTGCAAGCCATCGTGGACGGCGCGGACGGGCGGCCGCTCACGGCCGAAGAGATCACGCAGTACGAGGGCCTGGAAGGCGACCTGGCGACCGCGCGCGGCGACCAGGCCATCCGCGCCCGCCAGGCCGCCTACACAACGCCGGTGCGGAACGACCTTCACGTCAACATCGGCGGCCCGGAGCGCGACGAGTTCGCGGACCTGAACCGGGCATTCGAGAACTACCTCCGCACCGGCCGCCCGAACGCCGACCTGCAGGAGCTTCGCAACGCGCAGGAGGCCGGCAGCGACAGCGAGGGCGGCTACCTCGTGTCGCCAGGGTTCCGTCAAAAGCTCGTGGAGGTCCGCCTCGCGTACGGCGGCCTGGCCGCGGAGGTCGACAGCTTCCCCACAGAGCGCGGGGGCGCGATCGAGTACCCGTCCCTGGACGACACCGCCAACTCTGGCGGCATCACGGACGAAGAGGCCGCGTTCGTCGATGGCGACGACCTGGCGTTCGGCACCGTGGCGCTCGGGGCGTTCAAGTACACCAGCACCGGCGGCGGCACCACGACCCCTCTGCGGGTGTCCACCGAACTCCTGCAGGACTCAGAGTTTGACGTCGAGGCCCTGGTGTCCCGCGCGCTGGGGACGCGCATCCAGCGCAAGCAGGCCGCCGACTGGGTGAACGGCAACGGCACCACGCTCCCGTTCGGCCTGCTCCACGACGGTCTCACCGCAGACGTCGTGCTCGACACTGAGGCCACGCTCACCTACGGGGAGATTCTCGAACTGGACACGGCGCTCGACCCGGAGTACGAGCAGAATGCCAAGTGGGTGATGAGCAAGGGCACGTGGAACTACATCCGCGGCATCGTGGACGACGATGGCCGGCCTCTCATCATGCCGCAGGCGTCGTCCGGTATGGGCACGGCGCCCACGCGGGAGCTCCTGGGATACCCGGTCATCATCGACCAGGGCTGCAACGCGATCACGGCCGATGGCGTGTCCGGCGGATTCGTCGCGCTGGGTGACTTCCGCGAGTCGTACGTCATCCGCCGCGTGGCACCGCTCACGGTCGTGGTGAACCCGTGGACGCGGATGAACAACGGCCAGGTCGAATACGTGGCGTGGGAGCGGGCGGACGGCAACATTCAGAACCGCTCGGCGTACGTCACTGGCGAGAACATCACCACCTGACCCTGACCAACCAGACGCGGCCTGGCCGGTGCCCCCCTGGCCGGCCAGGCCGCCCACGAGAGAGGATCGGAAATGGCTCTAATCAAGGGCGACCCGGAGGCCATCAAGGCGTACCGGGAGCACAAGGCAAAGGCCCTCGCCAAGACGGCGCCGGCCCGCAAGCGGGCGGACGCCGCGAAGGCCGCTCACAACGCCGGCAAGGTCCCGGCACCCCGCAAGGCGTGATCTGAGATGGCGTGGGCGCCGGACTATGCGACGTTGTCAGAGTTCAAGTCGTTCCTGAGGATCACTGACTCTGACGACGACGCAGAGCTGGCGCTCGCCATCACTACGGCGTCGCGTGCTGTGGACGGATTCTGCCACCGACAGTTTGGGCAGGTCGCCGCCGCGGAGGAGCGGCTCTATACGGCGTACTGGGACCGCCGCGCCGGTGTGTGGACCATCACGATCGACGACCTGCAAGACCTGGACGGTCTCACCGTGACGGCAGAGGCCGGCACGGTCGACGACTACACCCTCGAACCCGTGAACGCTGCACAGTGGGGCCGCCCGTTCACACAGCTACGTGTGAACACGGGCAGCACCGCGAAGCCCAATGGTGACCGGCACGAGGTCACCATAGACGCCGTGTGGGGCTGGGACGCCGTACCCGTACCCGTCGAGCAGGCGACCCTACTGCAAGCGTCCCGGTTCCACGCCCGCCGTTTCTCGCCCTACGGCGTGGCCGGCTCGCCAGAGCAAGGCTCCGAAATGCGCCTGCTGGCGAAGCTCGACCCCGACGTCGAACTGGCCCTCGCTAGGTCCAAGATGATCCGATGGTGGGCGGCGGTCTAAATGGACGTGGGCGACGTCATGGACGAGATAGCCGACGAACTCGACACGATCGCCGGCCTGCGGGTATTCCCATATCCGCCGGATAGCATCACGCCCCCGTCAGCCATCGTGGCGTACCCCGAAGAGATACAGTTTGACGCCACCTACGACCGGGGGGCAGACACCCTCGCGCTGCCCGTGATCGTGGCCGTGGGGAAGGTCCACGACCGGAACACGCGTAACCTCGTGGCCGACTACTGCGCCGGCACTGGGGCCAAGTCAGTAAAGGCTGTGGTGGAGGCCGGCACATATACCGCGTTCGACACGGTGCGCGTGGACCGCGCAGAACTCGACATCGTGACAATCGGCAGCGCCGACTACCTGGCGGCGATATTCAATCTCGACATCATCGGAGACGGAGCGTAGAGACATGAGCAAGGTCCACGGGAAGGTCACGTTCGTCTCCCTAGACGGAGACGACCTGTCGCAGTACTCCGACAATTCGGAGTTGAAGTTCGAGGCCGACGAGCACGACGTCACCACCTACGGGAACGACGGGCATGTGTTCCTGGGCGGCCTCACTCACGGCACCGTCACCATTTCAGGCAAGTACGACTCAACCGCCGGCACCGGCCCGCGGGCCGTCATCCAGCCTCTCGTCGGGACTGTCGTCGTGCTCATCCACCAGCCTGAGGGCACCGGATCATCGCTGCCACAGGATGAGGTCGACGTCCTGGTCAAGAGCTACGTCCAGACCCACCCCGTCGCCGATTACATCGCGTGGTCTGTCGAACTGACCATGAGCGGCGACGTCGACTCTTCGGCGCAGAGCGCATGAGCGTCGACCTGGAAAAGCTCCTCGGGCCGCGGGCCGACACCCCGACCGGGCTGCCAGAGGATGACGTCGAAGTCCCCAACATGGGAACCGTGCGTGTCCGCGGCCTGTCCCGCGAAGAGGTATTCGAGACGCAGAAGGCCAAGGACACGCAGGCCCATGAGCGGAAGATCCTGCACCTAGGGATGATCGACCCGCCGATGACCGAGGGCCAGGCCGGGGTGTGGCAGAAGGTGTCGCCGGGCGGGGAGATCGAACCTGTGATCGACAAGATTCGTGAACTGTCCGGGCTCGACGAGGGCGCCGACAAAAGCGAATTATCGCGCGATGGAGGAGAATCCCGAGATCGAGTTCGAGATGATGCTGGCCGCACGACTGGGGATGACAGTGGGCCGGCTGCGCCGGGAGATGTCCTCTGAGGAGTTCGTGCGCTGGGGTATGTACTACGCGCGGAAGGCACAACGGGAAGAGTTGGCGCGGCTACAGTCGAAGGGGTGAACGTGCGCATGACGCAGGTGGAACAGGTCGTCGCCATCGCCGCGCAACTCACCATCATCTCCGCGGCGTTGGGCGGCGCGCTCCTGTGGTTCAAGCGTTGGCTACGCCGTCAGGTGTCCGAGCCGCTGGGGCGTGTCGAGTCGGAAGTGACCGTGAACGGCGGGGCGTCCATGCACGACGCCGTGGCCCGCACAGAGCGGGCCGTGGACGTCCTGGGCCGCCGCTTCGAGGACCACCTACGCGTAGCCCACAGCGGCGCCCCTGTGGCGCCTGTGGTGGTCGTGGAGAGGCCGGCCCGCGATGCCTAACGAGCCGATCCACGTCGAAGGTCTCCGCGAGTTCGCGCAAGGGCTAAAGGCGCTCGACGGCGACATGCCGAAGGTCCTACGGCTCGGGCTGAACAGCGTAGCCGGTGTCGTCGTCGACCAGGCCCAGCCGCGGGTAGCGTCCCGGTCCGGCCGGGCGCGCAGGTCCGTGAGGGCGAAAAGCACCCGCACCGCCGTCCGCGTCGCAGGCGGCGGCAAGCGCGTGCCGTACTACGGATGGCTGGACTACGGCGGAAAGGTCGGCCGCAGCAGGTCCGTGGTCCGCCCATTCAACAAACAAGGCCGGTACATCTACCCCGCCTATTACGCCAACCGCGACAAGTTCGACGTGATGCTAGAGGACGCGCTGATTGACGTGGCGCGGCAGGCCGGAATGGAGGTCACCAGATGAGTCGTAAGCCCGAAGTGACACTGACGTTCGCTGGGGACCACGACCAACTCACGAAGTCTTTCGAGAAGGTGGGGGCCGGCGCTAAAGAAATGGGCGACGACGTGGGCCGGGCGTCGAGAGAAATACGAGACGGCGCCGGCGGCATGGACAGCTTTGGGGAGGCCGCCGACGTCGCGGACACCCGCGCTATGGGATTCCGCGACACCCTCACCGGTGTAGAGGACACCGGCAAGGGCGTGGGAATGATGATGAAAGGCGACCTATTCCAAGGCGCCCTAACGTTGGGAATGGGCATCGGGGACCTGGGGTCCGGTATTTACAACTTCGTCGTCCCCGCATTCAAGGCGATGTCCGTTTCCATGCTGCAGAGCGCGGTCGCCACAGTCCGCGGCACCGCCGCATCCGTCGCCCACGGTGTCGCCACAAAGGCATCCGCGGTCGCCACAGGCGTTATGACGGTCGCGCAGCGCGGCCTGAACCTCGCCATGCGAGCTAACCCGATCGGACTGGTCATCACGGCTCTGTTCGCCATCGGCGCCGCGTTCGTGGCCGCGTATAAGAAAAGCGAAACGTTCCGCAGGATCGTAACCGGCGCCGTCAATGGCGTAAAGGCTGTGGTGCGCGGAGTGGGCGACTTCATTTCCGGGGTGTGGCGCCGGGCGTTCGGCGCCGTGAAAACGGTATGGAACAGCACTGTAGGCGGGAAGGGCTTCACCGTGCCGGACTGGATACCAGTCATCGGCGGAAAGACCTTCCGTATCCCACGGATGCACACTGGGGGCGTCGTCGGCGGCGCGCCCGGGCAGGAGGCCCTGGCCATCCTGCAGGCTGGGGAGCGCGTCACCCCGTCGAGCAGGGCCGGCGACGGCCGCACCGTGATCGAGCTACGGTCGGGCGGTTCCCGCCTGGATGATCTCCTGGTGGAGTTGCTGGCTCGCGCCATCAGGATCAGCGGCGGGGACGTACAGGACATCCTCGGGGGCGCGTGATGGCGAAGCACACTGTCGTAGTGGAGCTCTACTACGACGACGATTGGAACGCCGCGGACGTCTACACGCGCGACGGAATCCGCATCAGGCACGGCCGCGCCGACGAGCAGGCGAAGGCCCGCGCGTCCTCGTGCGAGTTGACCCTGGCGAACCGTGACGCGGAGTACAACCCACGGAACCCTGAGTCGACGCTGTACGGGAAGATCGGCCGCAACACGCCTATCCGGGTGACGGTCGACGGCGCCGTACGGTTCGCGGGCGAGGTCGCGGAGTGGCGGCCACGACGGGCGCTCGACGACGGCGACGCGTGGGTTGCGCTCACATGCAACGGCGTCTCGCGGCGTCTCGGGCAGGGAGCCTCACCGGCGCCGGCCGCGCTGCGGACGCACCTGGCGGCCCTGTCTGGCGTCTCGTACTGGCCGATGGAGGCCGGCCCGCTCACGGTAGAGTCGCCGGCCCTTGTGGGTCCTGGCGGCCCTGTGCGACTCAACGGGCGCACAGCGCCGTCCGTGTGGGGGCAGGGCAGGCTGGCGCCGTGGATGCCGAATGTGGCGAGGATCGAACCTAAGGACGCCGGCGCCACGCTCCGCGCGGACGTGGAGCAGGCCGATTTCGTCGACAGGTGGGCGTTCGACTTCATGCGCTCGGGCGGCTACGGCGCGACCGTGGGCGGCACCGTGGCCGGCGTCGGCTGGGGAGACAGCGCCACGGGCATCACGTTCAACGCGCTGGACTCTGAGATTGACCTGTTTTACGGATTTACGGACCTGGCAACAGTGTCCGTCGACCCGACCCTGTGGGATGACAATCCGCATCACGTGCGACTCGCGGCCACACAGGACGGCGCAGACATCGACTATGAGGTCTTCATCGACGGGGTGTCCGTGCTCACACACACCGACACTGGCGAAACTCTGTCGCGAATGATCTACGTCTCGAACACGGCCAGCATCACGATCGAGACGGCGTACGTAACGGGGCATTGGGTGGCCCACGCGACCCCGAGCAATCTGGCGTTGGCCGTGGCGGCCGCGTCCGGCTACGCGGGGGAGACCGCCGGCCGTCGTATCGAAGCTGAGTGCCCCGTCGCGTTCACGTCCACGGGCGACCTGGACGACACGACGCCAGTCGGGCCGCAGCACGCGGACCCGCCTCTCGAGATTTTGCAGGAGGCCGCAGAGGCCGACCTTGGAATACTGCACGACGCCGTGGACGCCGTAGGGCTGCACTACCGCACCCGCGAGAGCATCCAGAACCAGGCGACGCCGGCTGTGCTGGCCCTGGGGTTCACCGCCGGGCACGTGGCGCCCACCATGGAGCCGGCCACCGATGACCAGCACGTCCGTAACGACGTCACAGTGAAGCGCCGCCAGGGAGGCGAACGCCGCGCCGTGGACGTGGACGGGCCGCTGGGCAGCGACGCGATCGGCACCTATGACACGTCAGTCGAAGTGAACGTTCCCGGCGACGAGTTCCTGGCGAATCAGGCCGGCTGGCGGCTACACCTGGGGACCGCCGAGGACGACCGATGGCCGCGCCTGGTCGTCGACCTGGACGCCGCGCCGTCACTGGCGTCTGACGCTTCGGACGTCCGCCCGGGGGACCTTGTAACCCTGTCCGACCTTCCCGACACCATCGCCGGCCCGGACGTGGCAAAGCTGATCGTGCAAGGGTGGACTGAGGCCATCGACTCGCACCGCCGCATAATCACATTCAACTGCTCACCGGCCGGGCCGTGGCAGGTAGGCGAATATGAGGCCGCCGAAGGCGACCCGAACAAGTACGACACCGCGGGATCAGTGCTCGACGCGGACGGGTCGGGGGAATCCTCCTCGGCAACCTTCATCGACGTGGATACCGTGATCGAGCCTATCTGGACCACCGACCCCGACGAGTTCCCATTCGACATCATGGTTGGCGGGGAACGGATGACGGTCACCGCGATAGCCGGCGCGGGAACGGGGCAGACGTTCACGGTCACCCGTTCAGTAAACGGAGTCGTCAAGGCGCACGATGCGGGCACGCCCGTCAGCCTATGGAATCCCGCCCGATACGGACTGTGAGGGAAACGCAATGGTAGCCGCAGGCGAAACGATCGTCGCCGGGAAGGTCCCCGGGCAGCGCATCCAAACAGCTAAGGCGACGTCAAGTTCGGGGACCATCACCACCACCGAGACCGTCGTCCAGACGATAGTCGCGCCAGTGGTAGAGGGCCGCATTTACAAGATCACGTGGGACGGCAGGGTTCAAAGCACCGCCAACGCTGATGACGTCGTGGCCAAGATCAGGGAAGATTCTGTGAGCGGCACGATCCTGCAGGATGCCGACGTCGATATCCATATCGGCACCCGCTCCTATCGCTGGCACTTTGAGACCGAATATGAGGCCGACGCGACCGAGGATAAGACGTTTGTGGTGACGCTCGACAGGGACGCCGGCACGGGAAACATAACGATGTTCGCCACGACCACACAGCCGTGTTTCCTGTACTGCGATTACATTAGGGACGCGTAATGGCCACGCCGGACATTGTGGACTTCCGCTCCGCGGTCGTCGGGGGCGCCGGGGCACAGAATGTGGAAGTCGACGTGGCCACGCTGGGCATCCGAGACACAGACCTTGTGCTCGCGCTCGTGTCGTGGCGCGACCAGACAGAAATCGACCCCGATGAGGCCGGCTGGACCGAACTAGAGTATGTCCAGCAAGGCTTCGGCCCGAGCATGGGCATATACGAGCGGCGCGGCGGCGGCGGAAACGACGCATTCGGATTCACGAAGAACACCGGGCCGGCCCGGGTATGCGCCGCGATCGCGCGAGTGCCGAACGCCGAAGTGGAAGCGTCGGACATTGACACGGGGACGTCGACCACTCCCACGGCGCCAGACGCGGAGGCCGGCGGCAGCACCAACCGACTGATCCTCCGGGCCTGGTCGCGCCCCTTCGTCGACTCACTCGCGGGCTTCCCACCTGACGGCTACACGGAAGAGTGGAACATCGCATCGGCAGGCGCAGCCGGCGGCCACATCGACCAGACCGCCGCGTCCGCGGCCGTAGCCGCCAGTGGCTCCGTTGGGGAGGAGTCAATCACCATCGGCGCGTCCCGCAACTGGTGCGCAGCCACGATCATCCTGCGCAGCCTGGCGGCCAGCCCGACCGACCTATGGGGCTACCTGTGGGCCGTAGAGCGCGCGCACGCGCTCTAAACGCTTGCCCAACCTTAGACACCCGTGTAAGGATGGCGGCATGACACACATCGACGTACCGCCCGGAAGGGCCGCCCAATCGCTCTGGTGCGGCCGCAACTGGCACGACGGCACCTGCTGCCCCGGCAGCATCCGACAGTGGCACCAGGACCGCGACCTATTGCCGCCCGAGCCACCTAACGAGGTCGTGGCTTACAGCACCGGCCCGAGGTCCCACGGGCTCGACCCCGCGGCCGCGGGGTGGGAGTGGGCCGAGCCACACGCGCGCGGCGATCACTCCGCGTGCGACCGGAACTGTGAGGCGACGCTATGAGGTACCTCACGACAGCACAGGTGGCCGACCGGTTCGGCGTAAACGTCCGCACCGTCAGCCGCTGGGTCCTCCGTGGCCGGCTGCGCCCCGCCACGAGGGCGCCCGGCCTACGCGGCGCCTACCTCTTCCACCCCGACACCATCGACAAGGCACAGCAACGGCAGGAGGCCGGCACATGAGCGACCGTGACGACAGAGGCAACGCGCTGGGCTGGGGACTGATCGCCGTTCCGTTCCTGCTCCTGGGCTACGCCCTGCTGGGCTTCGGCGCAGTCGAGATCATCCAGTGGATGACCCGATGAGCGGCCTCGCGGAGTTCCTGGCGATCGCCTGGCCCGGCCTCCTGGCCCTGGCGGGCTTCGTCGCGCTGATCGCCCACGCCGCCCGCGACTACCGGCGCCGGCACCCGCGCGGCCGTTGGCGCGTCCGCTTCGAGGGGCCGCTCGGCGTCCTCACCGCAGAGCACGAACTGACCGAGCAGGAGGCCCGCCAGGTCGCAGAGGTCGCCCGCCGTCTCCTGGGCGAACCGCTCACAGCAACGCCGCGCCCCGCGCGGCCCGACCCCGGGCAGCGCGAGCTATGAGGCCGCGCCGTTCGTCGCTCTATCAAGCCCTGGCGGCCGCCGGCCTAGTGGTCGACGCGCTCCGCGCCCGCGTGGCCGACGACGACCGCCTACTCTTCGTCGTCAGGCAGGCCCTACGCGATTGCCTGGCCCTGCCCAGCGACGAAGCGGCCGCCGTCCTAAAGGCCACGGTCGACTCACTCGACCAACTGGCCCAATGGCGCGCCGAACACGAAGAGGTGATCTGGTGATCCATCTAAAGAAGGGCCAACGCGTCACCTACCCCGTACACAGGTGGATCGACAGCGAGTACCGGCGCATCGAACGGCGCGGCACCGTGTCGAAGATCGAAGCAGAGCGCGTCCGCGTAGCAACAGACTTCGACGGCTGCCTTGTGTGGATGCCACGCAAGACCGTGAGGCCACTATGAGCGAGAGGACGGCTGTAATGAGCAGAGACAGGGACGAACTGGCGGCAAGCGGGCCGCGGCATGTGGTCACCATCGAGTGTCTGGTCGTCTCCGCGGACCCGGCCACCGCGACCGAAACCGTCGTGAAGCCCATCACGCGCCCCGCGCTGCGCTCACTTGTCAGCGTGCGCAGCGTGAAGGCCGCCCGACTCGACCAGGACTGACGCGCCGTGACGGGCATACAGCACCGCTGGGACTGCCCCGTCCGAACACGCGGCATCCGCGCCGGCATGGCGGAAACTGTGGTCGTGGTGGGCCGCACAGAGGCCCGCCGCTGCCTGTACTGTCACCGTTCGGCCCTCACGGAGCGCCGATTCCTGACCACCGACCCGCCCACCGAGGAGGAGTAGTGACGTACGTCTACACGGGACCGTCGACCCTGGCCATCATCGGGATAGCCGTGGTGTCCGCGGTCGTCACGGCCGCCGCCCTATACGGGCTGTGGTGGCTGGAAGGATGGCGATACGACCGCCGCGAGGAGCCTGGACCGATCGACCCTGGCGTCGACGGGGTGATGATCGAACTCGACGACGAGGACCGGCCGTTTCCCGACGGCTGGCACATCGCCCCCAACGGCTGGCACGCCGGCTACTGCACAGAGGGCACCTGCTCCCACGCAGAGCCAGGGTGGACGCCATCGCCGCAAGACGTAGAACTGGGCCGCCAACTGACACGGGAACGCTTCGGCGTTGCCCCGAGAGGATGACCGATGGGATTAGCTGACATGGCGGCCGCGTACAAGCGCCTGGACGCCGCCCGGCGGATCGTACTCTGTCCCCCGGACATGGAAGCTCGCGCCAAGGCCGTCGTCGATGGCTTCGCCTGGGGCGGCCTGATCGACGTTCAAGCGTCGGAGCACGTGCCCGAGGGCTTCGCGTACGTCGTCAGCGCCCGCGCCGTTCAGGGCGACGTCGTGTTCGACACGATCCGGCTCGACCTACGGCCGACGCCCGGGGGCACGCCGTGACCCCGGGCCTGCTGGCGTCCCCCGTGCTCTGGATGGGCGTGGGGGCGATGGTGGCCGGCGCCCTGGTCATCCTGGCGGCCATGGCCGGCGCCCTGGTGTCCCGATGGTGGCGCCGCGGCCAGGCCGGCCCGGACACCGCCGGAACCGCCGGCTGGGAGCTCTACTCGATCGAGTAGCACGACCGTGCTACTTGCGATCGCTCCTGTCCACAGGAGCATCCACAAGAAGGGGATAACCGCAATGTCGAAGATCATCACCTGGATGCGGCACATAGCCGCACTCGAACCGGTGTACGTGCGCACGTACATCGGCGCCATCGTGACCGCGGCCGCCGCGTGGGGCCTCGAACTGTCGCCGTGGGCCTCGCGCGTCGAAACGACGCTGCAGCAGGCAATCGTCATCGCCGGCCTGACGCTCACAGTCATTGGCGTACGCGATCACGTCACCCCGACCGCCGCAGTCGTCGCCAGGGTCGACGACCCGGCCCTGCCAACCCACAAGGTCGCATACCTGGCCGGCGGGTACAGCGAGGTCCCCACAGGCGCCCGCGTGGGCCGCCTGTCGTCCCTGGACACCCTCACCCGCATGGATCACGTAGGAGGGCCGCACCAGTGACGACCTATCACACGCGAGGCGAGTGGACGTCCACAAAGGCGTCAGGAGAGGCCCTACCCGGCACCAAGCTCCGCGGGGTCGCCGTTCACTGGCCCGGAACCTCACAGGACCGGATCGGCACAGACAAGGCCGCGATCGCTAGCCGCCTGCGCCACTACCGCGACTATCACGTGAACGACAGGGGTTGGCGAGACATCGGCTACAACATCGCCATCGACCAGGCCGGCCGCGTGTGGATGCTGCGCTCCACGGAGTGGAAGGGCAACCTCGTGGGCGCGCATTGCGCGTCACAGGCGAACCGTGACGCCAATGAGGAGTACGTCGGCGTGCTATTCCTGCTCGGGGACGAGGAGCCGCTATCGGATGCGATGGTTGCGGCATTCCGCGACTGGTACCGGAACCGATTCCTGCCCGCCTACGCGGGCCGGACCGACGTCCGCCCGCACGGAGAGGTTCCCGGCGCCGAAACAGCCTGCGCCGGCCCTTACGTGGCCAACCGCATTCCCGACCTACTCGCGGCCGCCCCGAAGCCCGCGCCCGTCGCCTACAGGCCGCCAGCATTCCCGTGGGGAATCGGGCCGAACAAGCGGACCCCTTGCGCGATCACACTGCAGAGGGCGCTAAAGAAGCGGGGCTATATGCCGTCGTGGGTGGCCGTGAACTGTAACTATGGCCCACAGACGCAAAAGGCCGTAGCGAGGTTCCACAACTCCCATCCCCAATTCAAGTCCGCGGGAGTGACCTGGGACATCCGAATTGGGCCGAAGGGCTGGCATCACCTCTTTATGGACGCGTACGGGTGACGCCGACGCGTTGCTACTGGTGCGGGCGATTCGGGGGCCGTCTCGTCCGTTACCAGCTATGGATCACGACTCCGATATACGTGCGCAACCTGTGCTCGCGCTGCGAGGAGGATGCCGCCACAGGCCCGGAGGCGTGGGCCGAGGGCTGGGACCCCGACGACGACCGCGGCGCATGCGGGCCACAATGCGGCCTCTGAGGCCGTGGCGGGCAGCCGCGTACCTGCCCAACCCTGCAGGCCGGCCAGTGTCAGGAGGTCGAACATCGGCCGCCACACTGGCCGGCCTCTCACGCTTCATCACGGACAGGCAGGCCGCCGGCTGGACCGTCAAGGTCTGGAAGGTACTACCACTAGAGCACGACGAGAGGAGGTAGCGCAGCGCCCAACGGCACGAAGCGGTGGACCCGTCGTGCGTCCGCCTCGCCCCTGACCAGACACGAACGCAAGGCAGGGGTGAGACGGGGAACAGGCGGCAACCAGTACCGCGGCAGCG